AGCAGCTCAACCAGCACCAGTCAGAACAGAACCAGCAGCTCAACCAGCACCAGTCAGAACAGAACCAGCAGCTCAACCAGCACCAGTCAGAACAGAACCAGCTAGGCCACCGTCTGTCGGCACAGGCAGCGGATCAGGCTCTGGCTCTGGCAGCGGATCAGGATCAGGCTCTGGCAGTGGTGCAGGTCGCGAACCTGTGGATAGATATGATTTAATGATTAGACAAGGAATACCAGGCTATACAAGGGAAGATCGCAGTACAAAAAAATTAATGCGAGAATTTAGCAGACACTTAAACAGGATACAACGATGAGCGACATTAAAAAGTTATTAGAAATCATGGATCGCATGTCTTCGGCGGAACGTAAACCCACAGGTCCAAAGTTTCCTGGTTATTGGAAAGGCACAGATCCTGCCAGCAAAGCCAAAGATAAAATGGTCGGCGGTGCAGAAGAAAGTATTATAAAAGATCTTCATAGTACTGCCAAAGAACGAGTCACCGAGTGGCAACTTCAAGAAAAATATTCAAAGTTCAAAGAACAGGACAGCAAAGCATACACAGGCATAGATCCTATAGTACGACAGCGCATGGGTATGCCGCCAGCTACAGCAGATGAGATTAAATCTTATGTTGACAAAAATCCACCAGTCATAAAAGCAAGGGACGGGTATCTTACAACTAATACCGGAGTAGGACTTGATCCTGATAAACCTGTTGTTCCTCAAGCTGTTCGATCTGGTGGTCAAACAGATGTTATTCGTGCAGCAGCGAGAGCAGCTGGAATCGATCTGGATAAAAATGTTGATGTAACTGATCGTCCGCCCACAAGATCAACTGCGGCTAGTGCAGCACAAGCTCAACAACCGGCTGCATCAACACCGGCTGCACCGTCTTCTGTACAAGTAAATCCTGTGCCAGAACCAGCCCCAATTACTGTAAGGCCATTAGATGGCCCAACACCCCCTGTTATAAAACCAAGTGATTCGACCGCAAGGCCAAATTCAGGATCTAATCTGCCAGGAATGTTGGGTGGTGGTGGTAGCGCAACTTGGGCAACTAGTCCGTTAAATCCTGCCAATCAATCAAAGGCGGCAGATGCTGCACCCGCAGTAGCACCAGCAGCAGTAGCACCAGCAGCAGTAAGGCCGGCGTCAACAGCCACTCCTTACCGTGGCAATCAAGGTGCAAGAGAAATTCAAGCAGTAAATCCATCCATTACAGACGTAAACAAAATTAAAGTAGGACAACGATTAAAATTACCCGACAGTGATGAAGACTATGTAGTACAACGAGGCGATACATTAGATAAAATTGGAAAAATGTATCGCAGCGGTGAAATAGGCGGCCGAGTAATCAGTACCACACAAGGAGGGGAGCCTATTCCGCCGCAGACACCGCCAGCTCCTGCGGCCAGACCTCAACCTGCTGCACCTGCGGCCAGACCTCAACCTACTGCGCCGGCTGCTAGACCCCAACCTGCTGCTCCTGCGGCCGCGGCTCAACCCAGTGCTGCACCTGCTGCATCGGGGTCACGACCTCCCATTATTCCTCCCGGGGGATTACCAAGAGCAAACCCGCCAACAAGGTTTGATCCGCCGGGCCCCGACACTGACACCAGTGATCGCCCGGCACCTGCGACTAGATCTCGACCTGCTGCTCCTACCAGTACTGCTACTCAAACAAGTGCTCCAGCAACAAGATCCGTACACCCCGAAGGAACCACAGTTAAAGCGCAAATCAGAGATCCCAATGATCCATCTAAGCCGTTAGATATAACCATAAAGAAAGGCGCCGACGGTAAATGGTATGATACGCAAGGACGTCGACTTGATTTCAACAAGCCAGGCGATTTAGAAAAATTAGAACAGTTACCAGGTGAGCAATCATTCTTAGATAAAGCAAAAAGAGTATTGTCGGGCGAATTCCCTTCTAAAGTATTTGGCAATCGAGGACAAACTAGTCAACCAGCATCTTCTCAACCTGCTGCACCTGCTGCATCGAGTCCTCAACCAGCTGCTCCTAGAACACCATCTTCTCAGAGAAGTAGCACATCGTCGACTGCTAACTCTTCCGATGCAATGGCGTCTTATGCTACAAGGGGAGGCAGAGTTTATGCAGCCGACTTTAACAATCCCAGTGGATTAGGCTGGGACGGTAAAGGAAAATACACTAGTTATAAGACTCCCGAGGAAGGAGTTAATGCTACCAGAGATTTAGTTGCACGATACTTAACTGATCAAACTCCATTTATTAAAGGATCCCCTACTCCAGACCAAGTGGTCAGCACATGGGTGACTGGTGGTAAAACACCAGCTGACAAAATTCAAGGGGGAAGATATCTTCAATCAGTTAACAATGAATTAGCAGCAGCAGGTGTTAAATTAGATGCTAAGGGAAGAATACCTTATTCCCAAGCTGCCAGAGATGCCATAACAAGAGCCATTATTCGTCATGAGACTGCTCCTAAACATATGGAAAAATTTGCACCTTTTCTCAATGCACCAAAAGATGCAAAAGGGTCGGTTGAAGAATCAAACAAAGAAGATGAAAAAATTGCAGGCCGCTATGATCCCGACGACTTTGACATTATGGTTAAACGTTTAGGTCAACGAGCTCGAGAACAAGATCGTAAGCATGGTCCTGTTGATATTGCTGCACTGGCGAAAAGATTACGTGCAATAGAAAAACGTGAACAGACCAAAGAACAAGAAGATCCTGCCATTAACACTCAAGACCCTGATATTCAAAAAACCAGTCAAACCAGTCCGCAACAAGATCCTGCGGCTGTTAGACAACAACAATTAGATCAAACAGTAGACATGGCCACTGCCAAAGGTACTATGACTGGATTAAAAAACGTATTAGGACCTAAGGTAGATACAAATGCCTTGGCCAGTGCTGTTACAAAAATCAGTGATGGTAAACCTTTATCTGGCCCCGAGTCGATGTCAATGAGTGCTCTTACACCTTTGATAAGTAAAGCAGCAGAGACTCCACAGACTGCAATGGCATTAAAAACAGCATTGAGTAATGCTGGTATGTTGGCCAAGCAAGGAAAATAATATGAATTTGTTTGATATATTCGAATCCAACGAACAAGATCTAGACGAAGATTTACGTAAATGGTTCAAAGACAAATGGGTACGATTTGGCCCCGACGGCGAGATTCGAGGTGACTGTGCTAGAGGCGATGACAGCGAAGGTAAACCAAAATGCTTACCACAGAGTAAGGCACAGAGTTTAGGCAAGAAGGGTCGTGCTAGTGCAGCCGCACGTAAGCGTAGAGAAGATCCTAATCCAGAACGCAGTGGTAAGGCAATCAATGTTGCTACTAAGAAAAAGAGTAACGAAGGTGTGGCGGAAGCCATCAACCCAGATATTACCAATCCAGAATTCAGCCATCAACAACAGATTGGCGATTATCTATACGTGGCACGATACTGGAGCAAAGGGTTGAAAATCACTGCCTATCACGGTAACAAACAAATAGGCTATGCTGAATTGATGTATCAATCGGCACCATTTGATGATTTCGCAGACCCCAAAACAACTCCCAAGCGCATATGGTTGGAAAGTGAATGGACTCGTGTAGATCCAAAATACCAACGACAGGGAATAATGTCAACTATGTATGCCTATGCCAAGATGCTGGGCAACTCAGTAAAGCCAAGTCAGACTAGAAGTGACGATGCCAAAGCAGCCTGGAAGAGTTGGCGTCAATCTGGTGATGCAAAACATTTGACCAGTGAAAGTGATGATCCATGGGGACCACAAGGTAACTTTGCTGGTGACAAGCACGTTGATGTTGGCGGTGTCACTATGAAAATAATTCAAGTGGGTGATATAGTCAAGTACCTTGGCCAGAAAGCGGAAGTTGTTGCCTTGTCTAAAGATCGTAAACGTGCCCGAATCACAATTCAAAAAGGCATGGGCGGTATCACAAAAGATGTCAACACCAGTGATCTAAACCAATTTGGTCAAGGTGTGGAGGAAGGCTTGGCTCAAGACGAGTCTGAACAAAGTCATGGTTGGGTTGCTGATTCCATTGACGAAATAAACTATAACACATTTGAAGTTCATCTTACAAATACACGCAGTGGTGAATCTGCTGACTTAGTTATTCGCCCAGTGGACATGATGCGTATCAGTGGAAAACTACAGATAGAAACTATAGATGTTCGTGATCTCGCAACAGGTGACACTCAAAGTTGGACCACTGAAATGCCCGACCCCCAAGGTGCTATTGTAGATGCCATCGATGCTTTGTTCTGGGACAATCCGCAACTGAATAAAAAACTATACGCTATTATAGATGCTCATAGTAAAAAAGGCCAAGACATGCTTCCTGGGCAAAAAAATAGAGCTAAGGTAGGCATGGCTGCTCCAGCAGATCAGTTCATAGCTGGTCAAGATGCTATTGCCAAAGCCAAAGGCACTGTAAAAGAATTTGATGCCCAGGGCTTTCAACAACGATATACACTATACAAAGATGGCTACGAAATAGAAAAATTTGGCGACATGGATGATGCCATAGAATATGCTGAAGATGATCGCAGAGACGGAGACGATCCCTTGGCAGTGTACAAAATTGTAGATATCAACAAACAAGTTGTTTGGGATAGCAATCCTTACGAAAAGCCATCGCGCATACAGTTGAGAAAACCAGAGCAAGGTGTGGCGGAGGCAGTTCATCCAGATGTAGTGTCTAAAGAATATTTCAATGACCCCACTCGAAATGTTAGAATGGGCGACTTTGAGTTCAATGCCCGAACATTCACTGGCGCAATGGCGGACCCAAACGCAAGGGGTTTACAGATTAGAGCATATGATCCCAAACGTCCAAAAGGTCAAAATTTAGTCGGCTCATCAGACTTCATTGTGAAATCTGATAAAAAAGGCAATCAATGGTTAGAAAGTGATGATGTTGAAGTAAATGACGAATACAGAAGCAAAGGTGTTGCAACCATGATGTATGCTTTTGCTAAAAGTTTAGGCAATGACATCAAGGCTAGCCCATACCAAAGCAAGGCCGGTTCTGACATGTGGAAGAAGTGGGGTAGTGATGCCAAATATCTTGTAGGTGAGCAAGGTGTGGCGGAAGGCTTGGAAAACTTCTTGCCGAACGATGTAAAGATTGCAATCAATTTCAACAGTAAAGATCCTGTAGCCGGCCTTGGAAAAATTTGGGAAATTGTCCAGGATGGTAAAATTCGTTTTTATTTAAGCAATGGACACAGAGATGCACTCAACAAACTTCTGTCAAAGCCCATCGCTTCCAAAGAAGATTGGAACCTGTTAAAGAAACAAATGAAAAATGTACTGGTTAGACAGCAAGGTGTGGCGGAAGGAGTGAATGATACCGTCTATCCCAACGCAGAAGTAATCAAAAGCAAGAATGGCCGGCCAGTGGGTGAGATTTACCAAGATGGTAACAGTTGGGGGTGCTTCCATTATCGAGCAGACCGTGGCTACGATATGATTGACAGCAGAGAAGATGCCATTCAAGCACTGAAAGACTTACACGCTGAAACAGGTCGCAGTGGTCCAGACTACACCTTCAAAGGTGTGGCAGAAGGCTCAACAGATGATCCTCGTTTCCAAAAGATGATGGGCAACATACAGCAATCTACTCCCAACCCAGTTGGTGGATATGTGGCAGTCAGCTATGCCAGTGAACGACCTTCAAAAAAAATCAAAGGTGTTACATACAACGGTAAACCAATGCCCAGCACTGTTGATCCTGAAGGATTTGCAAGCAGTAAAATAAAATTCACACCTGATCAAATTGAAGCAAAACTAGCAGGAATTGGCCAAAAATACGGGTGGGACTCAATTGATCCAGGACACGGCCAAGGCTACGACGAATTGTATTTTGATACCAGTACCAAATATACATCAGCTACGCAACGCAAACTTGCTACAAACATAGTCAAGACTGTTAACGAAATTAATAAATTCTTCAATGACATAAACAGAAGCTTACAAGCCACAGGATTGCCAGGATACAAAGTAAATGTATGGCAAGGTATGGGAGAAAATGGCAACATAAATCAATATGAAGATCTATCTCATATTACTAATATTGCCAAGGGCCAGACAGCGAAGCCTGATGCCGGTCCGGCCATTGGTAAAATGATCCTCAAGCACTTACCAAGTTACGAAGCCGAAAAAGATGAATTAGGATATGATTCACAAGATTTTCAAGATGCCAGAAATATTGCAAATATTTACATCACCAAAGGCGAACGTGCCGGGCTCCAAGCACAGCATGATTATGACGAAGTTAGTGATATGATTGACGAATTGCTAAGTGATGCTGGTGGTGATGATTTAAGAACTATTTGGGACCTTGACGAGCAAGGTGTGGCAGAAGGCTCCGAGTGGGAAACAAGACACGATGAGTTTGTTACAGTGGGTGATAGAGCAACTCCTGAACAGATAAACAAAATTGTCAGTGCTTTAGGTGTTGCTGCTAAACAGGCCAGCAGCAAGCGTGGATTTCTAAATCAAATTGTTGGCAAGCAGTCGAATGGTGATTTAGCACGAATGGCACATGGTGCTGAAACACTGGCAAAGAACATACAACGAAATAGAAATGCTAAACTTGGAACAGACGAAAGAAAAGAACTTGGTCAACATTTGGTTTATGCTGTGAGTTTGTTGAAAAGAATAAGTGGCGAGCATGGTGTAGAGGAAGCACAGCTCGACGAAAAGTGTTGGGACACACATCGTCAAGCCGGTATGAAAAAGAAAGGCAACCGCATGGTGCCTAACTGTGTGCCCAAAGAAAGCATCGAGGAGATGGCCGGCAAAACAAATCCTGATGCAGTTCGTAGAATACAACAACTGCTTAATAAGAAATTTGACGCTAATTTAGACATTGATGGGATATTAGGACCGTTGACTTTAAAAAGCATAAAGAAATTTCTACCAAAATCCTCAGAGAAGCAAGCTCCGAATCCTGAAAAAACAACGGCTGTTCAAGGTAAACAAGTAAAAGAAGAAAAATGTCCACATTGCGGTGGCGAGATGGTCAGCGAAGAACTGATCAATGAAAAGAAAGATTCTTGCTACTATAAAGTAAAGAGTCGTTATAAAGTTTGGCCCAGTGCTTATGCAAGTGGTGCTTTAGTTAAGTGCCGTAAAAAAGGCGCAAAGAACTGGGGTAATAAATCAGAAGATGTGGCAGAAGGCTTGAACGAAATGGATAAAACACAAACTCCGCCAGGACGAGATGGTGATATCGATTGGACTAAGAAACAAATACACTTGGGCCCAGAGCACACAATGAAAGCCAAAGATGTTGCCAAACACGCTCTAAAGATATTAAACAAGACAATGAAAAAGAGTCATGCCGATACACCGAAGAAGAAAGGTGTGGCGGAAGAACAGCTTGATGAAAAATGGAGTCAAAAATACAAAGACAGTATTAATTGTAGCAACCCCAAAGGCTTCAGTCAGAAGGCTCATTGCGCCGGCGAAAAGAAAAATGAAGACATTGTCGAAGGCAAAGAATATTATACAGTAACAGGCACCGACTCAGTGTCATTGCGTAGAGATTTTAATATGGCCAAAGATCGCAATGGCTGGTATCTTAAAGAAGGCGCTACACCTAAACAAAAATTAGAAGCATTCCGAGCATTTGGTAGTCCAAAATTAAAAGAATTTAATCTAGCTGCATTCAGTGGCGGTACTCAGACCAAAGGTGAGGACAATGTTATCAGTCCCGTGGGATCACAGACCAGAGCTCAATACAAAAAATGAGAAACTTAATCAATATCATGGAAGCTGTCAATAAAGGGTGTCCTGTGGCCACTCATAATATTGATGTGAATTTAAAAAATAGACAGGCCGCTATAGACAAGTATAATTACGGACCAGCTAATCCTGACAAGCCCGATGACTACTGGAATAAATCTGCTAAAATTTTTAATGTAACACCTGCTACTGCAAAGACTATGCTTTGTGGTAATTGTGCAGCATTTGACGTCAGTGACAGTATGCGTGACTGTATTGCCGATGGCATCAAAGGGTCAGAAAAAAATGTAGACGCAAATGCCAGCATAAATTTAAGTGATCTAGGATATTGCAATTTTTTACATTTTAAATGTGCAGGTAGCAGAAGTTGTAAATCTTGGATCACAGGCGGCCCTATAACGGAAAAAGACAAAGGAAAAAAGGCGGATTAAAATGGATGAATTAATTAAAGCAATGAAAATTGCATTTGCAACAGAATTTAGTTTCTATCTTAAAGCACATTTCTATCACTGGAATGTAGAAGGACCTGACTTCCAAGAATATCATAGTTTGTTTGGCGGTATCTACGAAGAAGTATATGGCAGCATTGATAATTTTGCTGAGAACATCCGTAAGCTAGGCAGTTATACTCCAGGTAGCTATACTCGCTTTAGTATGCTATCGCAGGTCAATGACGAAATTGAAGTGCAACCTGCTATGACGATGATTCAAGAATTGTTGTCAGACAGCGACAAAGCTTCAAAACTATTTAAAATGGTTTACGACTTAGCTGAACGTGAAGGCAAACACGGTATCAGTAACTTTTTAGCAGAACGTATGGACGCACACGACAAACATAGTTGGATGTTGAGAGCCAGTCTAAAATAAGCTCAATGACTGAATTTTTATATCTTTTGTTAACAACCCATATTACCATAATATGTGTCACTGTTTTTTTACATCGGGGACAAGCACACAGAGGATTAACATTTAGTCCCTTACTCAGTCATTTAATGAGATTCTGGTTGTGGCTGACCACAGGCATGATTACTAAACAGTGGGTTGCTATACATCGTAAACATCACAAAGACACAGACGTAACAGGCGACCCCCACAGTCCAGCTATATACGGTATAGTTCGTGTATTATTTGGGGGAGCATTTTTATATCATCATGCCAGTAAAGACACAGTAATGGTAAATCAATTTGGCGTAGGCACCCCCGATGATTGGTTAGAGAGAAATGTCTATGCCAAACATAGCCGTTTAGGAATTACTTTGTTATTGCTGTTAAATTTACTTTGGTTTTCCTGGTGGGGATTATTAATATGGGTAATACAAATGATCTGGATCCCGTTTTGGGCAGCAGGAGTTATTAATGGAGTCGGACACTGGGCAGGATACACTAATGGTAGTACAAAAGATCATAGTCGTAATATTAGTAACATTGGTATTATTGTTGGTGGCGAAGAACTTCATAATAACCATCACCTAGAACCGGCCAACCCTAAATTAAGTCGTCGTTGGTTTGAAATTGATATAGGTTGGATGTGGATACAAATTTTTAAATTTACAGGGTTATTAAAAATAAGGACACTGTAATGAAAATCAACGAAGTAAATTCTCTTTCTTTAAAAGGTAGTTTGGGTGGCAATCTAACTGAGAATAAGTTTTGGGCGTTCACTGAGCTCAGTGAAATTAAAAATAATTTTGATACTATTTACATATTAGGCAGCTGGTATGGAAATGCTGGCTTGTTACTCAGCATGGATCCTAGATTCGAATTCGACGAAATTATTAACGTTGAAAAAAATAAAAATATGTTAAAGGTCAGCGGTCAACTTGCAAAATTACAAAAAGACACTAGGATAAAATCCATGCATAAAGATGCTAATCTTTTGGACTATAGACGTTTAGGCTCCGATGGATTGGTAGTTAATTTTAGTTGTACTAATATTTCTGGCGATAATTGGTTTGATCGCATACCCGACGATACTATGGTGTTGTTATCAGGAAGAAACAATGACCCAGGCGCTGTGCATAAATTCAATAGCGTAGAAGAATTTTCTTCTACTTATCCATTAACCAAAATTTTGTTTTCTGGTCAAAGAACTTTCAAAGATCCCGAAACTGAATACGATGCGTATTTGGTAATTGGAACAAAATAGACCTGTGCCTTAGGACCGGGTGGGCGGCTACTGCCTTGACTTATACAATTCGCTACTGTATAATCTAGAGTGTAGCAACTTTTTAAACTTCAACTATTATGATAATTTGGTTCAATTGTAAAATCACAGATCAACGACTTAACCCCCAAAGTATAATTAGATACAATCTTCGAGACGATAACAGGTTTGATATCGCAAAATATAGTTTTGCCAGCTTTGCGCCTTTGGAGCCCTTGACCAGCAAGTTTATTTTTAATCTAGAACTAGCGGACAGTCACAGTGGTCGACAAGAAGAAATGGAAACTTGGCTTCGAGGAATTTTTCCTGCTGACAAATTAAGTATTCATTGGTACAGAGCAAATAATATTGCTCAATGGCAGGAAATTAAAGAAGAAATTGATCAAATTGGGGATGACTTAATTTTCCCTGCTGGCAACGAAGATCACATTTTCTTAGACAGTGATATCGAAGTATTCAAACGTGGGCTAGAACTTATTAAACAAGATCCCTATCCTTATGCTACATTGATGACCAGTCATTATCCAGAAAGCATCAGGGCTGCACATTATTTCAAAGGTACTCCCAGCAGTTGTGGTAACTATGTTAGTTATGAAATGGTTAACAACGATGCTATTCGGGTTATGAAGAAAGAATATTTTGAATGGTATCTAGACACCGCAAAAAATTCTAACGCATTGCTTTTCAGAACTGAGCACTGGAACAATATTGGTATTTTATCCAATAAGCTATATATTCCCACTAAAGAACAGTTCAGACATTTTGATGGTTACGCTCACGTACAAGTAGGCGCAGATACTTGCCCTCCATTGGAGATTCCCACTGGGTTTTTTGATGGCATGACTATTCGTTATGGTCACAGCGACAGGCAATCAGATGCTGTTAATATTAACCCAATGGCCGAACAACTTTATACAGTTGATCACGAAAAAGGCGCCGACTATCGATATACTCTGGATGAGTTACCTCTATTCTGGAAATCGTATATTAAACAAACAGATACGTCCGCTGACGTTGATCAATCAAAAATGAATCAGGCCTACGACACACATCTACTACAAATGACCAGAGTAAATGTAAACTGGTTTCACGTAGGCGCCCGGTTTGATGAATCTAATTATCCTCCGGCAAGTTGGATCAATAATCACACAAAAGAATACTTGTTCTACGAGTAAATTTAATATATAATACATTTTTAGGAGCATATATGAGCGATTACAATCGAAGTTTTAATGGCGACGCAAAAATTAAGTTGACTCAACTTATCAATGAAGGTATGACTGTTCTTCAAGAAATTGAAGACTTGAATACCGGTCTAAACGAAACTATCAAAGCTATTGCAGAAGAATTAGAGATTAAACCTGCTACATTAAAAAAAGCCGTTAAAATTGCACACAAAGCTAAACTAGGCGAAACTAATCGAGATCACGACGAACTTAATACTATTTTGGAAACAGTGGGCAAGACTCTTTGAACGATTTGTTGTATAATACCTTTGCATGGATTCGTGATGACTGGCGTAGTAATCGCTTCCGTTTTACTGTTGAGTTGCTTGCTTGGTCTATTAGTATTGGGTGTTCTATTACTATGGCAGCCACAGTCCCGAATCCCCCTTTACTTGCGTTGTATCCTATTTGGATTCTTGGCTGCTCTATGTATGCTTGGGCTGCTTACACTAGGAAGTCGTTTGGTATGCTGGCTAACTACATCTTGCTAACTACCATAGATACTGTTGGACTAATAAGGATGATCACAAATTGAGCTACAATGATATTAAATCACAAACTGAATCTAAGATGTCCAAAGGTATTGATTCATTCAAATCAACAATTAGTAAGGTCCGTACAGGAAGAGCCAGTACTAGTCTATTAGAACATCTCCTAGTAGATTACTACGGTAACCCTACTCTTATTAGTCAAGTGGCTAGCTTAACATTGGTTGATGCCAGAACCATTTCGGTTACTCCCTGGGAAAAAACTATGCTAGTACCTGTAGAAAAGGCTATCAGAGAATCCAATCTAGGACTTAATCCGTTAAACAAAGGCACAGTTATTCTTGTGCCGTTGCCGGCATTATCAGAAGAACGGCGAAATGAAATGATAAAAATTGTTAAATCCAATGGAGAAGATGCTAAAATAGCTATTCGTAATCACAGACGTGATGCCAATGAGCAATTAAAAAAATTATCTAAGGCCAAGGAAATCACTGAAGATCAAGAAAAACAGGGCCAAGCTCATGTACAAAAATTAACAGATCGATTTATTGTAGAGATTGATCATTTGGTTAATACCAAAGAAAAAGAATTACTTAAAATTTAAAGAATTAGATGAGCTACGTAGACGCATTATTTGATAAACAAAAAGATCGTATTCACGTGGTAGAACGGGTGAATGGTATTCGAGAATATAAAGAATATCCAGTTAACTACATATTCTATTATGACGACCCTAGGGGTAAACATAAAACTATTTATGGGACTCCTGTGACCAGATTTGCTACCCGTAATGGCAAGGAATTTCAAAAAGAGTTACGGATGCAGAATGGCAAAAGACTATGGGAAAGCGATTTCAAACCTGTGTTCAGATGCCTTGAAGAAAACTATCTCGGTGCTGAACCTCCTAAGTTGCAAACAGCATTCTTCGACATTGAAGTTGACTTTGATCCCCAGCGGGGATTTAGTCCAGTGTCCGATCCGTTTAATAAAATCACTGCTATTAGTATCTATTTGGATTGGCTGGATAAACTAGTAACGTTGGCTATTCCCCCAAAGTCAATGAGTTGGGAAACTGCGGAAGAAATTTGTGCTAAATTCAGTGACTGTTATATCTTCGACAGAGAAGAAGATATGTTAGACACATTTCTTAATCTCATCGACGACGCAGACATCTTAAGTGGGTGGAACAGCGAAGGCTATGACATTCCATACACTGTTGGCCGTATTACTCGTGTTTTAAGCAAAGACGACACAAGGAGACTTTGTCTGTGGGGACAATTTCCCAAGCAAAGGGAGTTTGATCGATTCGGTGCTACTAATATTACTTTCGATTTAATCGGAAGAGTTCATTTGGACTATATGCAGTTGTATCGAAAGTACACCTATGAAGAACGCCATAGCTATAGTTTAGATGCTATTGGAGAATATGAGTTAGAAGAGCGTAAAACTGCCTATGAAGGCACATTGGATCAATTATATAATAAAGACTTTGAAACATTTTTAAAATACAACAGGCAAGATACTCGCTTGCTTGCCAAACTAGACAAGAAGCTACGTTTCTTGGATTTAGCTAATACCATTGCTCACGATAACACGGTGTTATTGCAGACAACAATGGGCGCAGTTGCAACTACAGAACAGGCAATTATCAATGAAGCACACAGTCAAGGATTGGTCGTTCCTAACAGGAAGGGCAGAGAAGAAGATGGAGACACCCAAGCGGCAGGTGCCTATGTTGCTTATCCCAAAGTCGGTATGCACAAATACATCGGAGCCATTGACATCAACAGTCTCTATCCCTCAGCCATTCGATCTCTTAACATGGGGCCAGAAACAATCGTAGGACAGTTACGTCCTGTGATGACAGATCGTTATATTAAAGAAAAAATGGATGGAGGAGACAGCTTTGCGGCCGCATGGGAAGGCTTGTTTGGTAGTTTAGAATATGAAGCAGTAATGAAGGGCGATCCTGGAGTAGAGATTACCATCGACTGGGAGGCAGATGGCACCAGTGATGTATGCAGTGCTGCTGATGTATGGCGTATTATATTTGACAGTAATAAGCCTTGGATATTGAGTGCCAATGGCACTATTTTTACTAGTGAGCACAAAGGTATTATTCCAGGTCTACTAGAAAGATGGTATGCTGAACGTAAACAAATGCAGGCCAAACTTAAAGAATCCACTACGCCCGAAGATCAAGAGTATTGGGATAAACGACAGCTGGTTAAGAAAATTAATCTAAACAGTTTGTATGGTGCTATTCTTAATCCTGGATGCAGATTCTTCGATAATAGAATTGGTCAAAGTACTACGTTAACTGGACGAGCTATTGCCAAACACATGGACAGTTTTGTCAACGAATGTATATTTGGCAAGTACGATCATGTGGGAGATTCTATTATCTACGGTGACACTGATTCTGTTTACTTCAGTGCGTGGCCGGCTGTGCAAGCAGATGTCGAAGCTGGTCGGATGGAATGGAACAAAGACATTGCTGTTCAATTGTACGACAGTATCGGAGAACAAGTTAATCAAAGCTTTCCTGGTTTCATGGAAAAAGCATTTCATTGCCCTCGACAAAATGGATCCATTATTAAAGGTGGCCGAGAGCTGGTAGCTATTTCTGGTCTGTTTATTAAGAAAAAACGATATGCTGTTCTTATCTATGATAAAGAAGGCAAACGGTTGGACGTCAAAGGCGCAGAAGGCAAGGTAAAGGCCATGGGCTTGGACTTAAAAAGAAGCGACACTCCAAAAGTAGTGCAAGACTTTTTAAGTGAAATTTTATTAGATGTGCTTACAGGTGCCGAACGCGAATCTATTATTGAAAAAGTAAAAGAATTTAAAATTAAGTTTCAAGAACGTCCAGCTTGGGAAAAAGGAACTCCTAAACGAGTTAATAACTTAACCAAGTATACTGCCGAAGAAACCAAGCAAGGTAAAGCAAACATGCCTGGGCATGTACGGGCGGCTATGAATTGGAATAATCTGCGTCGTATGCACAGTGACAACTACAGTATGCAAATCGTAGACGGTATGAAAGTTATTGTGTGCAAAGTCAAAAATAATCCACTGGGATATACCAGCGTGGCTTATCCTACAGATGAAACACACATTCCTCAATGGTTTAAAGACTTGCCTTTCGACGATAGTCTAATGGAGGCAGGTATTGTGGATCAAAAAGTAGAAAATTTGTTAGGTGTATTGAATTGGGAAATTTCAGAAAACACAGACATCAATAGTACATTTGATACATTGTTTAGTTTTTCTGATTAATAATCAGACTTTTTAAAATGAAAATAAGCGAACTAGTAAGAATAAAAGAACAGCTATTGGAGTTTCAATCTCCAACTTTTTCAGCTTTCATTGAATCTAAATTTAAAGAAACATCAATATATGTAGATAACATGTTAAGTTCTTTTGTATTCGGAGACATAAAAAACAACCTTGCTGGCCAATTGACTCAGCTAGGTTCGCATATTACAAAAACAGACGAATTAATAACTAACTTGATACAGTATGTTGAAAAGTTAATCCAAGAACAAGTTAAAGAATTTTACAAAGAAGGCTATCTAATAAATGGAGTAGAATTTGCTAGCGAAACTGATGTACATAATGAAAGACAATACAGAACTGTAATTTGTGACGACGATGTTAAACAAACTGTAATAACAAACATAAGAAATCACACTAACTCTAAATACCCGGCTTTAGAAATTGGACCTGGAGATGGGCAATGGACTGAATATATGGTAGCAGGGGACCCTTTGTACATTGTGGATATTCATCCAGAATTTATAGAATCCACAAAATCTAAGTTTCCTATAGAATATCAAAGAAGATTAAGAACATACCTTGCGGGCTGGGATGGACTTCCTAAAAACGATTTAAGTATGCTTCCCCAAAATCAATTTAGTTTTATATTTGCATGGCAGGTCTTTGACTTTTTTCCATTAGATAAAACTAAATTATATTTAGAACAATGCTTTAATTTATTGCGCCCGGGCGGCGTAATGATGTTTAGCTATAATAATTGTGAATTTAGTAATGCGGCTGTTTATGCTGAAACTGGTTTTAAGAGTTGGATGCCTAAAAAATTATTAATCAATTCTTGCCAGGAATCGAATTTCGAACTGCTAGACACCAATGATTCATTGTCAGGGGTCCATTGGATTAAAATTAAAAAACCTGGCGAACTTAAAACGGTAAAAGCCGGACAGTCCATGGGTGAAATTATTCACCGTAGAACTTGATTTTTCTAAATAACTTATATACACTAACACATTATTGGAGAACATATGAAAGACCACCTATTAGACATCGTGCAACATACTCATGGACTGGGAGTTATTGACCTAGTTAAGATTGTAGGCACAGAAAATGAAACCATACTAGAAGCAATTGCAGAAAATCGCAGTGTTATTCTACAAGCTAAATTTAAAGGACCAATTGCAGAATTTGTTGGTACTTTTGGAATGCCAAATTTGGGCAAGTTAAACACTGTGCTTAATATTCCAGAGTATAAAGAAAATGCAGTTATCACTGTCAGCACTCAAGATAAAAACGGAGAAGCTGTTCCAGTGGGTGTTCATTTTGAGAATAAGTCGGGAGACTTCAAAAACGACTATCGTTTTATGAGCGCTGAAATTGTCAATGATAAACTTAAAACTGTTCGTATGAAGCAAGTTGCATGGAACATCGACATCGTTCCCAGTGCAGCCAGTATTCAACGTCTTAAATTTCAAGCCAGTGCAAACAGCGAAGAAAACAATTTCATTGCTAAAACAGAAAACAGTGACTTAAAATTTTACTTCGGTGACCACAGCAGTCACGCAGGTAATTTTGTTTTCCAGTCTGGGGTCAGCGGCAAATTATCTAAAGCGTGGGCATGGCCTGTTGCAGTGGTCATCAGCATTCTTAGCTTGCCCGGTGACAAGACTTTTAAAATCAGTGACGAAGGTGCGGCAATGATCACTGTAGACAGCGGTATTGCAGAGTACAACTATATTCTACCAGCACAGACCAAGTAATGGCGACCTACGACGATTTAACTAGTAAACAAAAAGACTATGCAGTCTTTTTGCCTGCTCTAAGCAGTTTTTATAGTAGGGATGTTAGTAAACAAAGACTTGATCCCAACTACATAGACCCTGCTCGTGTGCCTGCAAAGTTTGAAAATGGCATCGAAGGTATGAACTGGTTAAACAGCCAGCAAGGTTACTTTACCTATAAGTGGAGTTTATATTCCGCAGGACACGCAGACTTAGACGTTAACAAGCCACCGGGCAGAGATGACATGGTTCGTAATCGCGACCCTAATACATTCATTCTCGGAGACAGCGGCGGATTCCAAATTGGCAAAGGTGTATGGGAAGGCGATTGGAAAAATCCTGCTTGTCCCAAAGCACAAAAAAAGCGTGAACAAGTTTTATCTTGGATGGACGCTTATATGGATCGAGGCATGATTCTTGATATTCCTGCTTGGGTTGCACGGAGTCCAGCTGGACAAAAGGCTACAGGAATCAACACTTACATTGAGGCAGTACAAGGTACATATATCAATAACGATTATTTCATGAAGAATCGTACCGGACGCTGTAAGTTCTTAAACGTTCTACAAGGCGAAAATCATACTGAAGCAGACGACTGGTATGATCGTATGAAAAAGTATTGCGACCCAAAACAGTACAGTCAACCATTTGAAGGTTGGGCCATGGGTGGTCAAAATATGTGCGATGTGCATTTGCTGTTACGCAGGCTAGTTGCTCTACGATTTGACGGTCTACTTGAACCGGGACTGCACGATTGGATGCACTTTCTGGGCACAAGTAAATTAGAATGGGCCACTTTGTTAACTGACGTACAAAGAGCCATTCGTAAATATCATAATGAAAACTTTACTATTAGCTTTGATTGTGCAAGTCCTTTCCTTGCAACTGCTAACGGTCAAATTTACTACAATGTAACCACAGAGGACCGTAGCAAGTGGAGTTACCATATGCAAGCCAGTGTGGATAATAAAAAATACTCCACTGATACTCGATCATTCCGAGATGCCATCTTGCAAGATGGCATCATGGATACTTTCTTAGAAAGTCCTTACAGTGAACGTATGACTATCAAAGACGTTTGTATTTACAAACCCGGAGACTTAAATAAAATTGGTAAAGAAGGTCGTACATCCTGGGATAGCTTTAGTTACACGTTGCAAATGGGACATAATGTGTGGACACACATACATGCAGTTCAGGAAGCTAATCGACAATACGATGCAGGAAATTATCCCGAAATGTTAGTATCAAGCACTGCCGACAAAAAGAATTTCAGACAGTATGATCGTAACTTTTTTAGGGATATTGTCAATGATATATTTGCTACCAGTGATAAAGGTAAAGCGGAAAGTCTTATTGAACATTACAACAAATATTGGATGAACATTGTGGGAACTCGAGGAGCAGTGGGTAAGAAAACTGTTAATGCCGGGACTATGTTTAATACTTTATTTGAAATGGAAGACTTAGATTTATATCATCGCGACGACAGTGGATTAGACGAATCTAAATTAGACGAATTGGAGGCCGACAATGTATAAAGAACGCATTAAACATTTAACAGAATCTCATCGTGTATTGGATGAGCGTATCACTGCACACGAACGTGATCATCCAGGCACCGAAAATCAAACAGTGCAAGAATGGAAAAAACAAAAACTTGCATTTAGAGACGAAATTCGACGACTAGAACGGTTACAGTGGGAACACGATCATGACACCGTTAACTTTGACGATGATCGATAAGTCTGTTATAATGTAACAATGAAAAGTTTAATTGTAGGCATGGGCATCGGCCAACTCTATGAGTCGGTGCTAAAAAAACTTGGCCACACTGTCGTCACTGTTGATTTAGATATATCTAAAGCACAACACAAAGATGTCGACAGTGCTCTTCGAATTCACGGCCAATTTGATACAGTACATATTTGTACTCCAAATTTTACACACGTCAATATTGCCAGAAAAATTGCGGCTTGTAGTAAAATTGTATTCATCGAAAAACCTGGAGCTGCCACTGAAGAATCCTGGAAACAATTAATTAAAGACTATCCTAAAACACGTTTTATGATGGTCAAGAACAACATGTGGCGTGACAACTTAAATGAGATGCAAGCGCACTATGTTAGTTCTAAAAACATTAATTTAAATTGGATTAATAAAAATCGTGTGCCCAAACCAGGTAGCTGGTTTACTACCAAATCATTGGCCTACGGCGGTGTAAGCAGAGACTTACTGCCTCATCTATTAAGTTTATTCATCGCGTTAGAACCTAACTATAAAAACACTAGCTGGGTTTATAAACAAGTATGGCAAAAGTGGACATTAGATGATCTTAAAGACAGCGATTATGGCGATGTTGACATGAGCGGTACATACGATGTGGACGACAGGGTTGAGCTTGAAGG